CGCCAACTCCAGCAGCACCTCCATCAGCTGTTCCAGCAACACCAGCAGCAGCAAATACTGGAACTACAATGATGACAACTTCTGCACAAGTAGCAAATGGTCAAGTTGCCTCTGCTCAACCAATCGTTGTCAATAATTATTATAATACTGCTGGTGGAGGACAAACTGGACAAATGGTTCCAAATTCTCTAGATGCTGGTGTTAGCATGGACAATATGGGACTTGCCGCATTCCAACAACTAAAACTTAGATCATTAGGATAATGGAAAAATTTCAGAACTCTACAGATTTTTCCCTCAAAAGTGTCGCCATCGCTAGATTAGGCGAAACGGATGGGTATGATATTAAACAGATGGTAAACTCATTCTCTTATGTCGAGAATGTTGCTAGTCCATTTGTAGCGGCAACTATGGTTGTCGTTGATAGTGCTGGATTTATGAATGATTTGCCCATTCAGGGTGGTGAAACGGTTGTTGTCACAGTTCAGACAAGTTCTACAAGTCAACCTCAAGAATATCAGTTATCTGTCTGGAGAATTGCGAATAGAGGTAACCAAGGAAAAGCACAGGCTTATACGTTGGGATTGGTTTCGGTTGAAGCACTAAACAATGAATGCGTTAGGTTGTTGAAAAAACTGGAAGGTAAACCAGACGATATTATCAAGAAAATGCTAAGAGAAGATCTGAATACACAAAAAGATTTTTTCCCCGCAGAAACAACTACTCAGTTTGCGGTTAAAATGCTTCCAGCAAATAGAAGACCTTTTGATATTATATCTTCTTTAGCAGTAAAGAGTGTGCAATCTGGAACTTCCACTACTGCTGGAAATAGTGGAGGAAGCAGCACAAGCAACGAGAAAGAAACAGTTTCTGGTAGTGCTGGATATTTTTTCTGGGAAAACAAAAGAGGATATAATTTCTTTTCGGTAGATAGTCTTTTAGATAAAGAAAAAGAGGATATTCCAACATGGGGACCATATATTGAAAAACCAGCAAATCAGAGTGATGGTGCTGATGATAGGTTCACTATTGCACAGGCAATGTTTTCATCTGAAGTTGATATTATGACATCAATGAGAATGGGGAAGTATTCATCTCTGATGGTTTTCTTTAATCACTCTACTGGTCAATATCATGAGTACCATTATAGTGTAAGGGATGCATATAAAGACATGAAACATCTTGGTGCTCAGAATACTCCATCTCTAATTAAATTTGGCGATAAAGATATTTCAGATTATCCAACTAGAATTATTTCTACTTTAATCGATCACGAATCGTGGTATAATGAACCAGGAATTGCATCTTACGAAGAAGAGGACGGAGCAGATACTCCAAATGAGTTTTGTGATTTTCACAAACATTTTGCTGCACAATCTTTAATGAGATATGAACTATTGAAAACCCAAATGGGAACTATTGTCATCCCTGGGAATTCTGAAATTTGTGCTGGAGATAGAATAGAAATCAAATTGGTTAATAAAACATCTACCGAAGTTGCTAAAGATAAACCATATGATGAGGAGAGTAGTGGTGTCTACTTGATTGAGGAAGTCACCCATACTTACGATACTACTCAAGGTGCAAATGGAAAGTTTGTAACAACCTTAAGATTGATGCGAGACTCTTACGGCGATGTAGAATCTACACATGGCAACTAAATAATGTATACGGAGGTAACTAAACATGGATAGTATCGAACAACATATTGAAGCAGATAGAGAGGAACTTGCTGATCCTCAACTCTCACCTCAACGCCGTCGTCACATTGAAGGCGAACTAGAAGAACTAGAAGCATATGCAGAGCGTCATCCAGAAGATCATCACGATCCTTCATCTCTGGAACTGTACTGCGACAATAATCCAAGTGCCCCAGAGTGCTTAGTATACGATGATTGATTGATATGGATCAAATAATATCCAGCATTATTCCAACTCAAAGAATTGGTAACGATGGTTTCCAATGGTGGGTAGGTCAAGTTGAGGGAACTGCTGCTGACGAAGAAAACAACAAAGGCGGTTATCGTTTCAAGGTAAGAATTGTCGGTGATCATCCTGGCGAGATTGAGCTAGTTGACACCAAAGATCTTCCATGGGCAACTTGTGTCATGCCAGTGAATGTTCCTTTCATTCCTGGTAATGGCGGCGGTGGAATGCCTCAACTTGAGGTAGGATGCTGGGTTATTGGTTTCTATCTCGATAACGAGAAACAAAAACCAATTATTATGGGGTCAATTGGCATGACCCCAGGTGCAACTAAGGTATTTGTAGAAAGAACAAGCACAACACCACCATTCACAACAGCAATTCCTCAAATTAACGAGGCAATTGATGGAGCACCAATTCAACAGAAAGGTGATGCATCTGCTTCTACTGCAGCATCAGATACTGCTCAAAGCAGCAATGATACTGGAACGGGAAAGAACACTGCAACTGGTGGACTATCTGACGGATCAAAAGATGGAGAAGGTAATCCTAGGGTTAACACTCCAGCAAGAAAAACAGAAGGACTGAAAGACGAGGATTGGTGTCAAGCAGTAGCAGAGAAATGCACCAATCAAGATCTCAACGAGCAAATGACCATTATTATGGGAGAGTTTCTCGCTGAGGTTCAAAACAATAATGGAAATATTGGAACTTACTTAGTCAACTCTGCTACAGGTGGTATTTTCGATGGTATTGAAACTGCCAGAAAATACACCAACAAAGCAATTAGCGTAGTTGAACACTTCATTGCAAAAGTGAAGGGTTTCATTATTGATAAGATGTCAGCAGCGGTAAAGGATCTTATCAATGCACTGATCTATCCATCAGAAGAAGGAAACATCCTAACACCAGTAACAGAGTGGTTTAATGATCTACTAAAAGATCTTGGATGTCAGATGGCAGATCTTGGAGATCGATTAGCAGAATGGTTGACGAATGTTTTGATGAGTTATGTGGAGGAGATTTATAAGGCAATTGCTTGTCAAATCGATGCCCTTGTTAATGGTATTATCTCCAAAATAAAAGAGTTGATGGAGGAGTTATTTGATAACATTCTTGGTCCACTTCAGGATATCTTGGGAGCGATTGCGGAACCATTGAATTTGATTGGTGGAGCGATTGATTATGTCCTAGATCTGCTTGGTATTTCTTGCTCTGGTCCAAATACAGAGTGCTCTAAGTATAAGTCAAAGTGTACTACGGGTGAAGAGAAGAAAGATGGAGATGAGGATTTCTTAGATGGTCTCCTAGCAGGAATTGATGATCTATTCCCAGCAACTGGTGCAGATTATACACAATATGTTTGCGATGAAGCATATGAAGGAAATACTCTGGATGTAACAACTGTAGGATTTACTGGTGGTGTTCCATTACCAGCAAGTATTAGTGGTAATCCTAATCAGAACCTAATTACATTCAACATTGAAGACATTGAGATCGAAGAAGGTCAAAAAGGTTACTTTACCGTAACTAGAACTGGAATTGATGATATTTCAGCTTCTGTTAAGTATAAAACTCTTGTAAGTAAGGGTAGTGCCACTGCAGGAGAAGATTACTTAGAGGTATCTGGAATTCTTGGATTTGCTCCAGGAGAAATTGCAAAGAACATTGAGATCACCACTCTCTATTCTGAAGAGAGTGAAGGTGAGGAATACTTCTTTATTAAACTGGAAAAGAATAGTCCATCTAAACAAAGTGGTATTAAGGTAAACTTTGTCAAGAACATTGGAAAATGCACGATCACTGAGAATGATCAAAATCCATATAAGTCTACTCCAAAGGATCCTATTAATGGTCTCAAAGAGACTTTCCCAGAAAATGTAACTGGACTAACACCTCCAACAAATGCTACTGGTGGTGGTGAAGAAGATACTACCCCAACATATGCAGTATCTGCAGATAAACCTATTGTAAAAGAAGGTGATTTTGTTGTGTATACAATCGAGACAACAAATGTAGATAATGGAACAACACTCTATTATAGTTTGACTGGTAAAGGTATTACACCAAATGATATTATTGGCAATACAACCAAGGGAAGTTTTGTTATCTCCAACAACACAGCAAAAGTCACAGTTGGTTTAGAAGATGATGGAGTAGTTGAGGAAGAAGAGATCCTCAAGTTCACTGTTAACGGAACTGGAGCATTAGTTGATGTTCTTGTCATTCCAAATGCCAGCACAAATACTGGTGATGGAAGTGACGACCTTGGAGACTTTGATATTGGCGAGGGAGAAACTCCAGAGAATGCTTTCCTTCCATT